ATCTTTTCTGATGCCGGAGGCACATGGAGATGGATTGCTCCAATTTACCGTCAAGCTAAGATCGGTATGGATTATTTTAAAGGGATCGTTCCTCCTGCTCCTCATTCAGATTTGGTTGAATCTAAAATGCTGATGAAATTTGATCATCTCGATTCACGATTAGAATTTTGGCACACTCAAAAACCTGTAGACTTAGAAGGTGCAGCTGTTAAAGGTCAGGTAGGGGATGAAGCTGCCAAGATGCCTTATGATGCTTATATTTCTGCTAACACAACAACGACATTCACGCAAGGCTTGTCGATGTGGATTTCAACACCTTGGGGAAAAAATTGGTTCTTCAAAAAATTTAAAGAAGCTCAAGAGAGAATGGCTTGGTCTTTAAAGAATAATAAAATACCAGACATGATTGCTATTCATGCTCCCACTGTTGCTAATCCACTTGTCTCTCCAAAGGTAATCCAATTAGCAAAAATGAGATTATCTGAAAGAATGTTTAGGCAATATTACTTAGCCGAATTTCTCGATGATGGATCTGTTTTTATCAATTTCCGTAAATGCGTTAGAGGGTCAGAATTAGATTTTGGTGATGCTTCCATTCAAAGATGGTTTGCCGACAAATCTGAATATGACAAGAATGGCGTAATAGATCGTGATGTTGTTATCGGTGTCGATTGGGCTAAGCACAAAGATTATACAGTCATCTTTGTGATTGATCCAATGTGCAACCCTAGGCGGGTCGTGGGTTTTATGAGATTTCAGGGCATAAAATACACTGACCAAATTAAAGAGCTTTATTTGATCTGCAAGATGTATCGAAATGTTGGAATGATCTTGCATGACAAAACTGGCGTAGGTGTAGCCATCGATGATATGCTTAGCCCGATTCCATTTCCATTTGAAGGCGTGACATTTACTAATGCACTTAAATCAGAGTTGGTGAATAATCTTGGTATGTCATTTGAAAAAGAAACAATCGAGATTCCAAATTGGCAGGAGCTATTAAAAGAACTTGATGCTTTTGAAGTGGTTGTGAATAAGCTGGGGACAACTATTTATAATGCACCAGAAGGGCTTCATGATGACATAGTGATGTCTCTGTGTTTGGCTTTAAGGGCTGCGAGTGAGTATGCTGGTGATTTTGAGATAAGATATTTAGAAGATCTGAATCAAGAGAATTTAATGCCAATGGATAAATATTATTTAGATCTTATCGAAGATGATTTTGAAAGGTGAGGGTATGGGAAGCGATAATAAACAAGTTGACCTTGGTAAATATATTGATGCCCTTACAAGGGAAGTTGATGATTTTGAGGCCAAAGGTTATGAATTTACCAGAGATGCCGACCCAACCAGCACCAATGACATGTGGAGCGAAGAGTTTAAAGCTTTTGCTGACATGTCAACTATCGAGAGCCTTTTCTTTTCTGAAGATTGGGTTTACATAGTTGTCGATTTGATTGCTCAAAAAATATCTAGCCAAAATTTGTTGGTGATGAAATCAGATATAAACTCTGGAGTCGAGTCAGTTGATTATGCTGCAAATCATCCTTTAAACGAATTGATAAATAGACCAAATGAATATCAAGATTATCATTCTTGGATGTATAACCTTGTGACCCAATATATCCTGCTTGGGAATAGCATCATTTGGTATTCAAAAAGAATGAAACAGCTTGTTACTTTAAGAACCTCGCAAGTTCAAATTCATTTTGATTCAAGAGGCAGCCTCGAATCATATATCCTTTATGGTGATGACAGCTTTGATTCTCAAACAGCTCAAATGAACAAATTCAAAAGAGAAGAAATAATCCATATAAGGCGACCTAATCCTGTATCTCTTATATGGGGTTTATCTCCATTTGTTCCGGGAAGAAAATCTGTTCTTTTTAATAGGTATTCAACTGATTATCTGAATAGCTTTTATTTAAAGCAAGCGACTCCCGGTATGATTGTAGAGATGGACAGGCAGGTAAATGAAGCAACCGCACTGCGACAATTAAGAACATTTGAATCTGCTTATACCGGTCGAAGAAATCAACGAAGAACGATGATACTTCCCAAGGGTGTAACTGCCAAACCTTCTTCACACACAATTGCCGACCAGAGAATTGTTGAGCTTATAAATAATAACAGGGAAGCAATTCTGGCATTGTTAAAAGTTCCCAAGCATGAAGTTGGATTGCAAGAATCTGGAAGCTTGGGGAGCCAAGAATATAAAACCAGTTTAAGAAATTTTTGGGAATCAACACTTAAACCAACTGCAAGGATGATTGAAGGCGCTTTAAATCATTTCTTCAATAAGCAATTGGGAGAAGAATATTTCTTACAATTTGACCTATCTGATGTAGAAGCTCTCCAAGAAGATTCAATGGCGAAGGCTGAGATAGCAGCTAAAATGCTTGAAGCTGGAGCAACTGTGAATGAAGTAAGGTCAAAAATATTTGAGCTTGAGCCAGTAATAACACCTGGAGCTGATCAGCCATATATATTGCTTGGAAAGCAATCGACACAGCCATTAAGTGTTGAGCAAATGGATTTAGGAGAGGGTGACCCTATTGAAGAAAAGTCAATAGAGTCAGATGAAATGAAGCTTTATAAGCTTATAGAAGGACGTAAGCAAGGATGGGTTAAATCAATAGATGAAGAAATGGAAAACATAGTTGAGGGTCCTTCAGGTAGGCATATTTTTGATTTATCAATTCAAACTTTAATAGCTATGGGAAATATAGCAACCTCTATTGTTAAATCAGAGCTTGAAGAAGTTAAAACAAAGGCAGCAAAAATTCCATCTCAATCTGAATTGTCGAAAAGAATAGAAGAAGCTTTTAAAGAAATAGCTCCAGAGTGGGAAGAAGAATACACAAAAACACTCATTTCAACTATGGAGCTTGGTTACAACCTGCAACTTGCATTAATATTTAACCAGCAAGACAGAGATAAAATCGAAGCTCTAAGATTAAGAGATGCCAACAAAAGAAGGGCAATACTTTCAGCAAGGGGGCTTGATGGGTTTGCTTATATGTCGCAGACTCAAACAGAAAAGATAATGTCTGAAATTCTAAAGGGTGTTGAAGCGAAAGAGACAGTTGATCAAATAGCAAAAAGAATTTCTAACACCTTTACAGACCCAGAGCTTGCAGCTTCCAGATCAAGAACGATAGCAAGGACTGAAACTTTAACAGCCGTCAGCATCGGTCAAGGTGCTACAATTGAAAATGCATCAGAGGTTATCAAAGGGCTGAGAAAAGGTTGGCTCAATATGTCTGGAGGAAATTACACAATCACTCCAGATGGAATTAAAGAAGGCGATGGAAGAATAAGAGATAAACACCTTAGCAAAGATAATGGAGGTGTATCAGGGGAAATAGTTGCTCATGATAAAACCTTTTCTAATGGTTTAAGATGGCCTCGTGATGTGCGGTCATCTGACCCTGGTCAAGTTATTAATTGTCGATGCACAGTTGTTATGCTTACTCCCGGAGAAAATCTTTAAAAAAATTTATAATATGGAGAATCAGTTTTGAAATTTAAAAGACAAACAAAATTATCCCACGGCGTAGAAATGCTTGGTATGGGAGAAATTAAATCCCAAGGCGATAAGGTAATCATCGAGGGGCTTGCTAATAAAAATGTCTTAGATCGTGGTCGAGATATCATTGAAGTAGATGCTTGGGAACTTGATAACTACAAAAAGAATCCTGTCATTTTATTTAATCATGGGATGGACCCGATGTTAGGTGGAACACCAATCGGTAAAGCGATTGAAGTTAAACCAACTGAGAATGGTCTTTATATTAAAGTAGAGCTTTCAAATATTGATGACCCTGTAATAAGCAGAATCAGAGGCTTGGTGAAGGAAAGAATGCTAAGAGCTTTTTCTGTGGGTTTTGACCCTAAAGAAATGCAACCAGATCAAGTTGATTCAAGCATAAATCGAATTAAAAAAGCAGAATTATTTGAAGTTAGCATTGTTGGCGTTCCAATGAATCAGGATTCCTTATTTGAAATATCTGGAAAAGCTCTTAAAAGAAAAAGTTTGAATCTTCTTAAAAGAGATATTTTGAAACGTAAGGGTGCGTGGGTCGCTGGAGCTGTTCATAATAGAATTTATGAGCTTCAAAAAGATGGCGTTGATAAACAGAGCATCTTAGAAAAAATTTCTGAGGAAGCTGGAATATCATCTGAAGAATTGATGGATATTCTTGCTGGTAATGTAACTCCAGTTCCAAAAGAAATACTTGAAGCTCTTTCAACAGCTCTTGGGCTGGATATCGAAACCCTAAACCGACTTAATGAAGGTGATATGGAGATCGGTGATGAAAACACAGATGATGATATGGAAGAAGAAGTAGAAGAAGAAAAAGAAGAAGAGATGGTGGAAGAAGAAGAGATGGTGGAAGAAGAAGAAGAAGTAAAAGAAGAAGAGGTGGAAGAAGAAGAAGATGTGATGGAAGAAAAATCAGTTGATGAGGAATTAGGAAATACCGCACAGATTCAGGCAAGCAACTCTGACGCAGAGAATAATGACTTCGGTTCTCCATTTCTTGACGCTGCCAAACAAACCAATGTATTATTAGGAACACTCATTAATGAAATGCAATTGCTTCGATCTGCTCTTACCAAACAAGAACCAGAGCTAGAACAAGAGTCAGTTCAAGAGAATGTGCATGAAGAAGAAGAAGAAATGGATGAACGACAAAAGAGGCTTGACCTATATGCCAAAAGGATAAAAAATATAACCAAACGCCTCGAAAGCATTTCATGTTAAATTTTGGAGAATAAATAATGGAATTAGAAGAATTGGAAAAGCAATCCAAAGCGATCGAGGATCGTTTGGACAGCATCGAAAAGAACCTAAAGCAAAAAGATGAAGACGCAATCAATGCAATCGCAAAGGGAGGAGCTTCTGTGGGAGCAGTTAAAACTGGTGGAATTAATTCTGATGAGCAAAGGGCTTTACGCTATTTTGGCGTTCCCCATGTTAAAGATTTGCTTCACATCAACACTATGGCTCCTAAGTACAGCCGAGTTCCAGAAGAATTAAAGCATCTTGTTTTAGATCTCAAAAAAGATGTCGATGTTTGTCGAATGACTCAGCAAATTTTACATGGTGAGCCACTTGATCGTGATGAGCGACAAAGCCATGTCAAAGGTATGCTTGATAGCTATTATGGAAAAAATGTTCTTGCCCCTAAGCTGAAAGCTTTCGGCTCAACAACTCCCGGTGCTGGTGATGAATGGGTCCCTACTGCTCTTTCAACTCAATACATTGAAGAATATGAACTAGAAAGAAAAGTTGCTCAACTTTTCCGACAAGTGAATATGCCTTCTAATCCTTATGATCTTCCTGTTCAAGCTGGAACTACCAAAGCAAGAATCCAAGCTGAAAGCGGGTCATTGTCTGGCTCCAATTTTGGGACTTCCAAAATTCAATTCTCTGCAACCAAGCTTACAGAATTTTATCCATTGTCTGAAGAATTGAATGAGGATTCAGCTCCAGATATCCTTGGACTTGCTCGAAGCGAAGTTGTCGAATCAGAAATTCGTGCGGTTGAAGCTGCAATCTTGAATGGTGATACAACTGGTCCTCATATGGATGCTGATATCGCCGCTGGAGGAGCTGACCTATCTGAAAAAGCTTGGAAGGGTCTTCGCAAACTTGCACTAGAAAACTCTGCCAATGGTTCTTTGGTTGATTTTCTTGGTGCGGCTCCAACAATCACTAAGTATCGAGCGATGCGACAGGCTATGGGCAAGTTCGGTGTAAATGCGAGAGAGCTATGCTGGTTGGTTTCAACTAAGGGTTACAATCAAATGCTTGCACTTGATGAAGTAACAACTGTCGAGAAGTTTGGTCCAATGGCTACAATTCTCCAAGGCGCATTGGCAGCACTTGATGGTATTCCCATCGTTATCTCTGAATACATGAGAGATGACCTTGATGCGACCGGTGTCAATATCCTTCCCGGTGATGCTCTTTCCAGCGCAATGCTTGTAAATCATCGTCGTGCGTTCTTCGGTGTTAGACGACCTATCAGAGTTAAAGCTGTAATGAACCCAACACCTCCCAATGATGAGTGGTTGGTTGCTGCATGGTGGAGAGGTGATTTCCAAGCTCATGCACAAAGCGCAAGCGAAGTGTCAATTGTTCTTGGCCACAATATCGCTTAAGTTATTTTGTTAGTCTAAAAAAGA